GCGTGCCCTCGACGAAGCTGGGCGACTGGCGCGACAGGAACTCATCGAACGTCGTGCTCGCGGGAACCGGCCCTTCCGACGATGCGCGCTCGCCTTCGTCGGTTGGCTCATCGATCGGAATGCCGAGGTCGCGGAAGCTCTTGGGGATGGCCGAAAGAACGCAGCGGCATGACCAGTGCTTCGGCGGCGCGGTGAAGTCGATCTTCGTGCCCTTGATGCGCTTGCCGTCCAGATCCCATGCGGCCCCGTCGAGCGCTGCGCAGGTGACGCAGGTGTGACTGTCGAGCGTGCTCAACCAGCGCACCCCGGCGACCAGCTTGGCGTTCTTCCTGAACGTCGCGAGCCGCGCTTCGTTCGCGGCCGACATGACGGAACTATGGACAAGAGCACGCGCGTTCCGTCGGGCCACGGACAATATATCAGGCTCGGCACCTCTGCCGACAACGCGGGCCACGATCCGTTCGTTCGTCTCGCCATTAATCACCCCCTGCCGCACCTGCGCCGCGAACTTGAACGCCGTGTCCTCCGCCTGCTTCTCCCACCACGCCGACGAGGGCGCACCGTCGATCAGCACGTCCTTGGTCAGCGATGCGAGCCGTTCCGACGTGGGCGAGCCGATAACCACCGGCAGCACGTCTTCGAGCGCTTCCACGGTCTTGTCCGCGACGATCAGCGCCAGCGCGTGCGTGTCCGTGACCTTGGCGATCTGCGCATAGGTGGCGCTGATGCTCTTTTCCGCGTCGGCGATCAGCGCGTTGATCTCGGCCTTGCCCGCTTCGGACAGCGCGTCGCCGCCGAGCAGCTGCTTCAGGTCCGCGATCAGCTCGCGCATCAGCTGGTCGGCCTTGGCCTGGTCGTTCGCCGCCAAGCGCTGAAGCTGGAGCGCGAGACGGAGAATGTGATCTCTCAAATCGACTTCGCTCATGCCGTGAGGCCGCGAAAGTGTGGGAAAATGCCAATTGCGGTGAGCGCTCTACGAAGGTGCTGGAAATAAATATTCTGAGTAGAACTGACCTTCCGCATTTGTGCGTATAAATAGTTGCCCGTTCGCAGAAGAACGGAGCACTTATCATGGAACAGCTTGAACCGATTTTCGTGAGCGTAACCGAGGCAAAGCGCCTGCTCTCCATCGGCCACACCCGCATTTACGAACTGATGAATGCCGGCGAGATCGAAAAGGTCAAAGACGGCGGAAAGACGCTTATCCCCTATGAGAGCGTCAAGCGCTACGCGGCGTCGCTCAGAAAGGAAGCTCATGCTGGAATGCCTAGGGCGTCCGCGAGCGCCTGATCGAACCACTTGCGATCTACGCAGCCGCCGAGTTCTCCTAGCCTGAGTACGCCGGGAAACAGCGCCTGATCGATGCCAACAAGTTGCGCCAGAAGACGCTGGAGCCCTCCCTCACGCCTGAACCACTCGCCCCGGATGCGCAGATCGGCGAACCGTGCGTGTAGATCACGCTCGTCACGTACCGAACCGTCAGTCGAAACCAAGATTTTGAGCTGAAGAGGGCAGGCAGTCTGCAGAACCCGGTAGCGCTCGCTGACGGGCCCCAGCGTGTGCCCGATCTTCACGGCGTCAAGCGCATCGGTAGCGATGAAATAGATGCGGCCTGTCACGCCGCTGCCTGTGCGGGCGGCTCTTTCGGCGTCGGGCGCACCGGACCTGCCGATCCGCCCTGCGACTTGACCTGCTCTTGATGCGCCTCAAATTCCTTCTCTGGGTCGATCACGTCTCCCCGCTGCATCAAGTCGAACAGCTCCTCATCGCTGATCTTGCCAGCCTGGTTGGCGCCGACGAGCGCTGTGAGCGTCGGGGCATCCATCAGCGTCGGCAGGAAGTCGCGATTGATCTGGTACACGACCTTCGCCGCGGTCTGCCCTGCCCACTCAGCGAAGAAGTTAAGTGCCCACTCCATTGCATCCGACACGGTGATCGCGACGTTCGCGAGCGCCGAGTTTTCCCCGTTGCGCTTGATTTGTGTCGCGCCGAGCGTTTCGACCTGATCGGTCTCGTCCATGATGGCCCGCGCACCGGCCATCGCCATTTCCTGCTTCTTTTCCTTGATCGCCTCGCGCGCCTCGGTCAGCCCTTGGCCCGTGAACTCGATGAACATGCCCTTCGCGTTCGGATCGCGGGAGGTGATCGCAGCCCCGCCGCCAACGTAGATTTTCTTCGCGTTGCCCTCGGCGTCAATTTCCGCTTCGACGCCCGCAAGAAACAGGGTCGGCAGGCCTGTGTAGTGCAGCCCGTGGCGATAATCGCTGTTGAGCTGGTACACCGCGACGTTGGCGTTCACCAAATCGATCAGCGCTGGATCGTCGAGCTCGGTTTCCTCACCGTCTGCGCCATAGGTACGGAACGGAATCTCCTTCAGTCGCTTGCCCGCGATGACCGGATAGATGTCATCGCCGACCTGCTCGTCTTCGCCCTTGTCGTTGATGCGCCAAAGCTGCTGGCGGTAGTCGCCCTTCTCGTCGAGATCGAGCACGCGCCAGCGCTTCTCGGTCTTATGACTGAAGCGGTCTTCCGGAACGGGGTGCTCCTCGACCAGCTTCACCATCGCATATTGGCCGGGCTTCCCCGGCTCTTGCACTTTCCAGTTGTCGATCGCTTCCGCAACGTACAGCGCCAGCTTGGGTCGCAGCTGGAGCGCCTGCGCCGCGGCGACGGTGATCGGCGCGACGTTCTCCGGCCGCTGTGGATGGTCGACGAGAATGCCGAAACGGGTAATCACGAGCGCCTCGTGAGCGAGGCCCTTGGCGAACGCCTCATCCTGCTTGCCGGTCATGGTCACGTCGGCGAGATCGTTCTTGATCCCGGCCGGCACGTCCTTCTTCGGCGACTTGCGGAACAGCATTCCGATGAAGGCCCGCGTCGTGATCCAGGTGCCGTTGAAGAAGTCTGATCGCTTGACCCGGGCGGTGTATTCCTTCTCGCGTTCGTTGATGAGCTTTGGCAGATATTCTTCGCGAGCGGCTTGCATCGCGTCCTGCCCCGCGATCACGTCGCGGCAGCGCTTCCACTTAGGAGCGTACTTGTCGTAATCGGGGTGGGTGGTTCGGACGCCGGCCATCTGGCGCGGAGCCTATTCCGGCGGGGGGTTCGCGGGTTAGGTTCGCGTCAGATACCAGCGATCTCGACTAGACGCACTCTCGGCGGATCACGCGCCACGCACATCAGCCCGAACGCATCGGCGGCATGGCTCGACCAATCGTGCTCCGGCCCAAGCCCAATTCCGCGCTTGTCGTCGCGCTTCTCATGATACCAGCCGAGCGCATCCCGGCCCGCCTCGGTCGTTGCCTCATCGAACCTGATCGTCGGGAACAGGCGCCGCGAGATTTCGATCCTCGCCGCCGCGGCGCCACGCCCTTGGTTCGGAACGACCGTCACATGGTAGCCAGCTGCCCGAAGCGCTGATTCATAGCTGACGGCGTAAACCTTGTCGTGACTGGCCCCGTCGTGGGGAAGCCAGAACTGCGCCTTGCCGGGTCCGTAACCCTTGGCCTTCAGCCATTCGATATGAGCGGCGAGCGGCTGTCCTACCGCCTCGTAATAGTCGCGCACCCTGATCTCGTCGCCGATGAACTGCGCCGGCCACAGCGCGAACGCATCGGCCTTCGCGCCCGTGCCGCCGATGTCGCAAAATAGCCGCACCGTCATCAGCGGATCGAACTCGACCTTCCCGATCCTGCCTTCCGCTTTCGCCGTGGTCAGCGCGGATGCGTAATAGGCGCCCTCGGCCACCGTGACGAACCCGCCCTCCCAAACATGCTCGTAGCTGTCTGGTCGCTTCTCCTTGTCGTCCAGGCGCTTGCGATCGAGCGTGGCGGGAAACCACGGATTGTCGCGCCAGTTGAGCTCGATGATCTTGGACCGGGCAGGAGGATCGAGCCGAAAGCGCTTGTGCGTGTCGCTGTTCTTTCGCTCGGGGTTCCACGTCACCCAGATCTCGGCGCCGTCCTCGCGAACCGTGTTGATGGCCTTCGACCATGCCGCCTCGCTGACCGGCTCGGCCTCATCCACCCAAAGCAGCCGAATGTGGGCCTTCGACTTAATCGAGTCCAAGTGCCGAGCGAGCCCGACGAAATCATATTCGATCCGGCCGCAGCGGGTCCGAACGTATTTTTCGCCAACGTCGAAATACTCCGCCATCCACGGCTCGTCAGCAATCGCCGCCTTGATCTCGGCCAGCGAGCTTTCGTCCAAGCTGTTCATAAACTCGCGAGCACAGACGATCAGGCCAGATTGATTGGACGATGCGAACTGGATTGCCTTCACCGCCGTCATCTTGGCGAAGCTGCGCGTCTTGGCCGAACCTCTCCCTCCGTAAGCCCCGCGATAATCCGCCTCACCCGTGAACACTGGAATCAGTTTCGGCGGCAGTTCGAGGCGCTGCGTGGTCACGCATCATGCCCTGGTGCCACGATCTCGATGCGCGACACCTTCACCGGCCCGCCATCCTCGCCAGTGAGCTGAAGCGGCAGCACCTTGCCGACAAGAGACATGAACGCAGTTGGGTTTTTGGCTGATTGTTCAACGAGATAGTCAATCCCGCCGGCCTGTTCGAGCGCGGCTATCACCATCTCCTTGACCGCCTTAGTGACCTTGTTCGGAACGCCTTTCACGCGCCCCTTTCCAGCGTTCGGCGGACGCACAGCAGATTTCACTACTTTGCTGGCCATCGTGCCCGTCCTACCGCCGCTCGTGGTTCATCGCTTAGGTTCGCGTCGATCGACCGGAAACGCGCTGCTCAGAATGCGCCCCATCTCGCCGCGGTTGATCTTCAGGTCCGGCCTTCGCGTCTCGACCTCGCGCAACCGTGCCAGTCGCTCGCGTCCGCATTCGTCGACCCAGCGGCTGAACGTCGGAAAGCCGGCGCGATAGTGCTGGCGGCATTCCTTCGGCCCGAGCAGGACGTAACGCAGTTCGAAGTCGGGCGGGCGCTTGCGGTAGCGGTCGATGCGCCGGGCCTGGACGCGATCGGAGCGCAACTGCTTGAGCCGAGCCTCGCCGCATTCGC